GAGTATGGATGCTAGAGAAGGCAGGTGGTATAGTTGCCTCAACCCAAGAGAGGTTTGTAGAAGGAGAGGACCCTTGGTTCCTCGTTAGGGACAGTGGCATGACGCTATGTCTACTACAGAACAACCCTGATTGGGCTAGACATGGCGAGCCGATAGCCCCATCTCTATTCAGCAGAACCTACAGGTTCCTTGGTAACAGCAAAGAACAGTTCAGTGATGATATGACTCTACTTAGAATAGACGTCAGTGGCTCTAATGAGGATGCAGTATCACAACCCGTCAAGATAGGACAACCTTGTAGCATTAGAGTACGTCCGCAAGGCAATGTCAGTGAAGGATGGGAAGATGTATGGAGAGGAGCAAACAACTTCTTCGCCAACATCAACTACACTGATGAGTTCGTAGACAAGGAAGATAGACAGTACCTCAAAGGTGAGATACTCATGGGTGGCATGGACTCCTATGTATCTGACTTGACAGAACTTATGGAAGTATATCAGAACGGCTCTGAGAAGGTGCCAGGCATAGACAACTTAGTCGGGCCTTTGGTCTGCATCAGTGGTCGTGTGACAGACATCAACAGAACAGGCTATGATAGCGAGTATGACCCATGGGGTAAGGACTACACCATGAGAGTGTCCTCTTTCCAACTACAGAGAGAGTTCGTAGACAACATGTTCCGCAGAGAAGTCTCTGTGAGAGTACATGGGTTCCTTGGTGACATGAATCATGGATTTGAATACGAAGGGCGTGAGGGCTTCAAGCCATACGCAGTTAGGTCTCAAGTCTACATCTTCGGACGTCTAGGCATCCGTGTTACAGACGAAGGGGAAGTTCCAACTATCAAAGCAACAGGTATCTATGCACCTCCACGCCTAGCCATACCGGCTGGCGAGGGCGGTGACACAAGCCTAGGCCAGTTCGGTGGTGGGAACTGATGAGTGGATTCAAAGCACTAAAAGACAAAGAGACTGCTCTTTCTAATGAAGAGAACGCCAAACCTCTTGTTCCACAAGACTTCCAACAAAGCACTTACAAACCTCTACCAGAAAAGAGTAGTAAGACAGAGTGGTTTGCAGAAGAAATAGAACCTATTACAGGTGAGTTTACCGGCATCATCGGTGACGATGGTACATGTAAGACTGCAGTTGCTCTTAACGGAATACCTGAAGGTCAATGTTGCCTCATCATAGATTTCGATGGCGGCGGACAGAGGCTTAGGGACTCATTCTATCCAAAGAGAAGGTCTGAGTTCAAATGTCAGAACCCTTGGGTAATGCAATCTGGTGATTCTAGGACCGCTTACGACTACCCTGCTACACATAACAGGACAATGGCGATAGCAGAACAGGCTCTAAAGTGGGCTAAGACCCAACTAGACCCCTCCTATGACGGACCCAGGCTACACACAGTTCTAGTGACTGCGGTAGACCTATGGGACAGCGTTGCCAAGTCATGTATGTTTATCGAAGACCTTGGGACAGCACCTGATGGCATAGGTGCCTCTATCAGCCCACAAGAGAAGGTGGGCATGAGGTTCAACTGGCAAATTAGGACTACTAGGTTCCATCAATTGACATCCATGTGCCGTGAATTGACACGATTGGGAGTCAATGTGGTATATGAGACTCATTGGAACTATGAACAAAAGGCAGATGGCACCACAACTGGTAAGAAGTACCCAAAGTGGGAAAAGCAGACCAGTAACTACCTACACACCATTATTGAGATGACTAAGACTACTATTAGGGACGATGAGGGTCGTTTAACTGGTGAGACTCGTTATGAGGCTCATTTCACCAAGGCTCGCTCTCAGCCTAACCTACTAGACCAAAGCAGATTGGTAATGGCTACATACAAGGATGAGCCACTCAAGTGGCACGGATTACCGGAACTGCTTGGTGATAGTCAATGACATATAACTGCAAGAAGTGCAAAGATACCGGTTCTGTGGAATATGCTTACCAAGACCAATACGGCAATTTCGATTTATACTTAGAAATATGCGATTGTGAGTTAGACCGAAAAGACTTTATACACGATGTATGCGAGGCCGCGCCAAAATCGGGGTACTGCTCTAAGGAGGGAGTAGTATTACCCGAGTGACACTAGGTAAGGCTGCACTGACGTCATTCTTAACGGGTTTTGGGCCTGGGGTGGGGGACCTCAGGCTCAAGGCCCAACAGATGAGACTGTCAGGCACAGTGGCACTGCCCACTCATATGTTGCACACCTCAGTAAGTGCTGAGGTCGTAGACTCTGGTGAGATAACGATAGCAGACCTAACTAAGGTACTGGCCTTCATCAAAAGCCTGCCTAAGGACTCCATGGTCACTCTTTGGCAACCAAAGAACTCAGCATTGAGACTCATATCTGGTAAGACTAGCCTCAACCTACCTACCACTGATTATGTACGTTCACACAAGAGTGTAGCACAAGCAATGACTCTCCTAAAAGAAGCAGAGGCTAATTTGTGGAAGTCATGGGCAGGTAGAGCACTCACGTGCTACGGAAAGATAGATGCTGAGAGTCTTTACCAAGTCAAGTCAAGTGAGAAGATAGTAGGTAAAGACCTCCCAATCACTTGCGAGTTTGATACTAGTGAAGCCCTCTTATCTATCAATATAGGTAACAAAGGTGGGGCAAAGATGAGCATTGGTATAGACTTGGAAGATGTAGATGGGCCTAGTGAAGTTTGCACATCCTCTTTCGGTAGTTGGTTGCCTCATGCGCTACTAACTATACCGCAAGGTATAGTAGAACTATACACTGCCGATGATTTCGTCGCAATATTCCGACACACTACTAGAGACCACGTTCTTTTGGTGATGGATAAAAGGGGTGAATAAATGATAGTAGATGATTATTATACCAATGGTGAAACTCCTACCATATACACCCGCTACAGGGACGCAGAAGGTAATCTCATAGAGAATAACATAGAAGGTTACAAACCATACTTTTGGATACCTGCGAATGTTGGTGACTATAGAAAGCGCAGGCTGCTGACCCGATATCCAGGCACTCAGATAACTGATGAGAGGGCGGTGGGGTTAGATGGTAACCCTCTAATTAAAGTGGTAGCAGAATCTCCTTTCGACATCATCAGCATGAGACAGGAGTTTGATAAGACATACGAGGCCGATGTCAGATTCACAGACAGGTGGTTGATAGACAACGTCCCTGTCATGCCAAAGTGGAAGCCACGTAAGTGGTGGTTTGACATAGAGTGTGACACTGGTGATGACCCTTTCACTACTGTGATTGCTGTCATAGACAGCGACTTAGACACCCCAGTAGTCTTTGCTTGGTCTGACGAGCGAACCAATTGCTCTTACGATAACACGACAGGGCTACCTTACTATCGTAAGGTTCGTGATGTGTCATATGAATTGCGCTTGTCAGGCTCAGAGTCTGAACTACATGAACAGTTTGTTGCATTCTTACAAGAGCGTGACCCTGACATGATGATAGCACATGCAGGTTCCTTCTTCGATATTCCACATCTTATACAAAGAATACCTAACCCACAAAGACTCAGTCCTGTGGGGCAGATACGCAGAATGAAAAGAGGGCAGGATAGGTATGACCCTACTGACCAGCCCATCGTAGGTAGATGGCAATTCGATACTGCAGCACAGGCTACTAGCGGGACAGGTTTTGAGAGGGTCTGGAAGGACAGTGGTGGCGGGCAACTACCATCTCTCAAACTAAATGATATCGCTGAGACTGTAGGTCTAGGGTCTAAATTAACAGAAGAAATAGAAGGGATGGATGTTCATAACGGATGGTATGAGTATTGGGATGACTTTGTAGACTACTGTTTACTGGACACTCACCTACTCCGAGGAATAGATGAGGCACGAAACGTCACTGACTTCTATGTACAAATGGTTAGACTCTGCGGTGTGTCACTACCCTCAGCGTGTAACGTCACTAACTTCGCTAGAGGACTACTGTCTAGAAGGACAGACAAGAAAGCACCAACTAGATTCAAGGCTGGTGAGATTGCGAAACTCAAAGGTGCTGAGGTAGGCCTCAACTGTGTCACTGGACTCCATGAGGGGGTAGCAGTGATAGATTACAAGGGGCTGTACCCCTCACTAATCTTAGGAAATAACCTGTCATATGAAACTCAAAGAGAGGGGCCTGGTGAGAACATCATTCAATTAGAGAATGGCTCTTACTGGGACCAATCTAAACAAGGACTTCTGCCATCTGTTGTAGAATATTTATTCGAGTATCGTTCTATATGTAAAGACCGTATGCGTAACGCAAAGACTCCCGAAGAGAGGGCTGCATGGAACACCACACAGATGGCAGTAAAACGGGTCATGGCGTCACTGTACGGTATGTGCGCGCATGTAGGATATGGATGGGCTGATGCAGATATTGCTCACACTATCACACAAGAAGGTAGACGATGCATTAGACTACTAGACAGTGTGGCTACAACTTATGGATATGAATGTCTTTATGGTCACACTGATTCAGCATTCGTGAAAGTACCCAGTGTAGAAGAGGCTCATGCCCTAGCAGAACGAATCACATCTGCCGTGCAGGGTGATACAGGAAACACCATGCTCTTTGCAGAATTAGAAGTGTGGATGCCTTATTGGTTACTCACTAAGAAGAATAGATATGTCGGTAAAGTGGCTTGGCCTGAAGAGGATGACGGTAAACTGAAAGTTGCTGGCTTCGGGATGAAAGCATCTAACACCGCACCCATATCTAAGAAGATACAGAAGGGTGTCTTTGAGTTAGTCTGCAACGGTGCTAGTGAGGATGAGGTGGAGAAGTTCATTCACCCCATAGCAATGAGTGTTAGGAAAGGTGAGATAGAACTCAAAGAAGTATCTATGAAGACTAGATTGAGTATGCATCTAAAGGACTACAAAGTTCTCAGTGGTGCATCCAAAGCAGCAACATACTACAACGAAAACAATCGTGAGAAGTTCGGTAAAGGTGACTCAGTTCCTTGGACATACATATCAGAAGAGCCAGGCATTATGGCATACCGTGAACCTCAAGACTTGGATGGTTATACTTTAGATGCCAATACAATTCTAAAGAAAATGCTATACACCAAGTTAGACAGTGTATACTCTACCCTATCTTGGGACCTAGACAGAGCGTTAGGCGCTCCTAGTCCTAAAGCGTACGGGTGGTGGTGATAATTATGGAAGAGAAGAAGAAATACAGACAAACAACATTGCATGAGTTCATGCCGGAAGCGACGAGACAAACGACTTTGGAGGAGTTCCTCTGACCGAAGAACAAATACCAACAGACTCTGTTCTATGGCGTGTAGCACACATGTTACGTAAGAAGAATGAGAAGTATGGTGATAGTGTTATGAACCCACTTAGGATATTTTATCAGGGCGGGGAAGAGATTGAGGCACTAATCAAAATACGTATGGATGACAAACTCTCAAGACTCGCTCGGGGTAGTGAAGGTATCGAGAGTGATTTAGATATATATTATGATTTGATTGGTTACTTGACTCTTCTTATTGTAGCAATAGAAGGGAAAGGTGGAAACAAATGAGTGAAGATTACAGGCCGATGGTCTACGACGACAAGTCTTCCTATGCTTGGACTCCCGAAATGGGTGAAGAAGGTATAGTAATCAGAGTGAGTAAGTCTACCTTGACCAGCACCAAGTGGTGTGCTCAACAACTGTGGCTGTCGAAGAACTATCAAGTCCCTCAAGAGCAGCGACACTATCTAGTGATAGGTGATGATGTGCACCAAAGTATGGAAGCATTCTATCACAAAGCAGAACAAGATGAGTTAGAAGAGTTACAGAAGGCAGCAAAGGAGGGCCATGACAGAAAAGTATTGGAGCACTTTCAATCATGGCTTCCTACTAAAGAAGATGTTATTGGAATGAGAAGGGACTCTTCTAAAAATGAGCCATTCTACGAGCGTGACTACAACCACAACATAGAGTGGTTGATGAACAATGAGTTAGTACGCCTAACCCATACAGATGTAGACCAGTTCTTACCCGTTGCGAATGAAGTCAAACTATCTCCTAGAACCACCTTCCATGTCGATGGTCAAGAAGTAGAAGTACAACTGACTGGTATCATAGACCGAATCTTTACTGATGGTCAAGGCGGTTTGGCTTTGATGGAATTGAAGACTGGTAAGTGGCGTGACACAAAACTATCTGAGATGCGTATGGAAATGGCATACTACAAGATGCTCATTGAACTATCATCACCAGAAGAACTTGAGGCTGTAGGCCTCAATGACAAGATAGTAACTCATTGGGGATGGCGTTACAGTGCTGCTGACAGACTAGACTACGAACCAACAAAGAAGGTCAGTGAGAGAGCAATGCAAACTGCATTGAATAAACTCATCAAGATGTATCTAGAACAAGATTTCCCTATCACTAAAGCAGATTTCAAATGCTCACACTGTGATTACATGGACTTGTGTCCGAAGTTTAGGAGAGATTAGATGAACATCATTGACTTTGATTTCCCTCGTGAAGCAGGACTATTCCGTAAGGTTGTACATAACCCCGCAGAACTTGAGAGATATTGGAAGTCATTGAGAAATAGCCAATGTGCATACACTAGTGTTTATGGATTCAGAGCAGTCAAACCTAGTGGTAAGAGGGGTGAGTACAACACAGCAATAGTACGCCACTTTGTATTAGATTTCGATAGAAAGGAAAGACATGGGTCGTTAGTTGTTGACGTGCCTGGCGACAAGGTGTTGGAACAAGTCAGAAGAACACATCAAATGCTAATGGACAAAGACATCCATCATGCAGTATGGTTTAGTGGTAATGGTTTCCATATATGGATTAAATTATCTAAGACTCATAGACCATCCACTGGAAGTGAAGTTTCTATTATTAAAGCAGCAGGTAAAATGGTTATCAATGCATGGAAAGATGCACTAGGTTTGGGATGCATGGACCCCACTGTGCCGTTTGACATGGCTAGATTGATTAGAATACCTAATTCTTACAACGCGAAACAGCACGTGGGTAGGTGGAGTATCCCACTCAAGAGTGAAGAACTATTGGAGTGGTCGTGGGACGATATCTGTGAGAGAGCAGAGGGGCACAGAAGAGGGCAGTTCATGTACGGAAGCAATGGAGTAGACTTACCCATCGAACAGGTAAAGACCAAGCGCTTCAATGTGAGTGGGCCTACACTAGAGTTTGAAACTATTGAAATGAATGGTATTAAGATTCTACCTTGCTTAGTAGAAGCGGCGTGCCAAGTCGGTAGCAACCCACCTCACGACGCTAGGAAATCCTTAGTTATCTATCTAGCCTCTAGGTTACGTAACTTCTTACCTGTAGAGAGAACTTCTCAGAAGTCTAGGGAAGAACACGTAGAAATGATATCTAACTACCTTGGTACTCTACAGTGGGCTGATTA